TTTAAAGAGTTTGGTAAGGAAATTTATGTTACTGATTCTATTATTGCTAAACGTGGTTTAGAGGTTAAACCTCCTCGTTATTATGATTCTCTTTATGAAATTGAATGTCCTGAAGATTATGCTAGAGTTAAAAAGCGTCGTCAGGAATCTGCTCTTAAACTCTCACATGATCAGACTCCTGACCGTTTAGAGGTTCGAGAAAAAGTGCATTTACGAAATGCTAGTTTGTTAATTCGTGGTTATGAAAAAGGTGATATTTAATGAAACAATATATGTTTGCTACTTTTGATACTAAAGCTGGTTTTTATTCTCGCCCTATGTTTACTCGTTCTAAGGGTGAAGCTATTCGTTCTTTTGCTGATGAAGTTAATAAGAAAGATTCTTATTTGAATTTACATGCAGAGGATTTTACTTTGTTTGAACTTGGTACTTTTGAAGATACTGATGCTTCTATTGAATTGTTGTCTACTCCTGCTTCTGTAGGTAAGGCTCTTGAGTTTTTGATTGTGAGTTAATTGTGCTCGGGAAGGTGAAATTCCTTCCCATTGCTTACGCCAAGGATGGCGTTTGTTTTTAGCCATGGAGGGCTTTTCTATGCGTATACCTGGTAATCCTGGTCGTTCTCAACATCGTTTTTCTGCTGTTCCTTCTGCAAATATTCCTCGTTCTGTTTTTAATCGTTCACATGGTCATAAGACTACTTTTAATGAAGGTTATCTTGTTCCTGTTTATATAGATGAAGCCCTTCCTGGTGATACATTTAATTGTCGTATGACTGCGTTTGCTCGTTTGAGTACTTTATTGCAGCCTATTATGGATAATTTGTATTTGGAGTCTTTTTTCTTTGCTGTCCCAGTTCGTTTGATTTGGGATAATTGGGAGAAGTTTAATGGTGCGCAAAAAAATCCTGGAGATTCCACTAGTTATTTGGTTCCTACGGTTACTGCTCCTGCTGTTGGTGGTGTCCCAACTAATTCGTTATACGATTACATGGGTGTTCCTACTCAAGTTAATAGTCTTGTTTATGATAACTTGTTTGGTAGGGCGTATAATCTTATTTACAATGAGTGGTTTAGAGATGAAAATCTCCAGAATTCGGTCGTTGTTGATCTCGATGATGGTCCTGATACTTTTGGTGATTATGTATTGCTTCGTCGTGGCAAGCGCCATGATTATTTTACCTCTTCTCTTCCATTTCCTCAGAAAGGTCCTGCTGTTCCTTTGCCTCTAGGTGATAGTGCTCCTGTTCTTGGTATTGGTAAGCTTAATCAGGTTTTTACTTCTGGTCCTGGTGGTACTGTTTATTTGTCTAATGGTACTACTACTACTTATGGTGCTAATGATGCTGCTATTATTGATGCTGGCACTGCAGATCGTTCTGCTTTTCTTCAGCAGAATCCTGATCATCCTGGTTATCCTAATGTTTATGCTGATTTAAGTGAAGCTACTGCTGCTACCATTAATCAGCTTCGTGAAGCTTTTCAGATTCAGCGTATGTATGAGCGTGATGCTCGTGGTGGTACTCGTTATACTGAAATTCTTCGTTCTCATTTTGGTGTTATTTCACCTGATGCCCGTTTACAACGCCCCGAATATTTAGGGGGCGGGCATTCGGAAGTGAATTTGCATGTTGTTCCTCAGACTTCTGGTTCTGGTATTTCTGGTCAGACTACTCCGCAAGGTGATCTTGCTGCTTTTGGTACTATTTCTGCTCGTGGACATGGTTTTACTAAGTCTTTTGTTGAGCATTGTGTGATTATTGGCCTTGTTTGTGTTCGTGCTGATTTAAATTATCAACAAGGTTTAAATCGTATGTGGTCTCGTCAAACTCGTTTTGATTTTTATTGGGGTGCTTTATCTCATCTTGGTGAGCAAGCTATTTTGAATAAGGAAATTTATGCACAAGGTACATCTGCTGATGATGATGTTTTTGGCTATATTCCGCGTTATGATGAGTATCGTTATCATCCAAGTCTTGTTAGTGGCGATTTTCGATCTAATAGTGCCAACACTTTGGATAGTTGGCATTTGGCACAAGATTTTGGATCTCTTCCAGGTTTAAATTCTGCTTTTATTGTTGAGGATGCCCCTATGGAGCGTGTTCTTGCTGTTGCTAATACTGTTCCACATTTCTTGTTTGATTCTTACTTTAGTTTGAAGTGTGCTCGTCCTATGCCTGTTCATGCTGTTCCTGGTTTAATAGATCATTTTTAGAGGTGAATATGTGTACTTGTAATTTTTGTAAAGAATGTGCTGTTCGACGTTATAATAGACGTAGGAGAAAGTGATGGATCCTGTTACTGCTGCTATTGCAGGTGGAGTTATTGAAGGTGGTTTAGGTTATTTAGGTCAGCATTCTGCTAATCGTGCTAATCTTGAATCTTCTCGTGAGCAGATGGCTTTTCAAGAGCGTATGTCTAATAGTGCTTTTCAGCGTATGGTTGCTGATCTTAAAGCTGCTAAATTGAATCCTATTCTTGCTGCTAAGTTAGGAGGAGCTTCTACTCCTCCTGGTGCTCAGTCTACTGCTATGAATGAGCTTTCTAGTTTTCAAGGTACTTCTGCTCGTGCTATGGAGGCTCGTAAGGTTAATGCTGATACTGCTAAGACTGTTCAGGATACTGAAACTTCTGTTCAGTTAGGTAATTTGTATCAGGCTCAAGCTGAAGGTCAAGCTGTTAATACTGCTCTTACTGCTGCTAATCTTGATAAGTTGGAGCTTGAGATGCCTGGTTATAAAAATCAGTCTGATTTTGAGAAATCTTGGTTAGGTAAGATTAATCCTTATGTTGAGGCTATTTTGAAAAATGCTAAGGGTGTTGCTGATATTTTTAAACCTCGTTTTACTATTAATAATAATGCTAAGTCTCCTGTTAAGGCTCCTGATAATAATTTGAATGTTAAGAAGGGTGATGGTAAGACTACTTTTACTTCTAAGGATCTTAAGAAGATTGAAGGTGGTTATGTTAATGTTAAGACTGGTGAGTTTTATAAGTTTGGTTAGGAGATTTTTATGTTGACTAATAATCGAGTTGTTACTGTTAGGAAAGATGGTACGAAACGTGTGGCTATTTTTTTTGATCAGGTTGATCCCGAAACTGGTGAGGTTTTGAATCCTTCTCTTACCAAGCAGTCCTTTAAGAGAGATTCGGATATTAATGTTATTTTAGGTAAGTATGGTAAAGAACAATTACTTGATCATTTAGCTGCTTATAATGGTCAGTATGGTAATTATGGTGATTTCTCTGAAGTTATTGATTTTCATGGTGCAATGAATAAGGTTATTGCTGCTGAAGATATGTTTATGTCTTTACCTGCTACTCTTCGTAAAGAGTTTGCTAATGATCCTGGTTTGTTTTTGGATCAGATTAATGATCCTTCTCAGCGTGAGCGTATGGTTAAGTTGGGGCTTATTAAGCCTGAATTTATTTCTCCAACTAATTTCCCTCCTAAGGAGGGTTCTGAAGCTACGGAGTCAACTGAATAGTTGCTCTCTTGTAGCTTCCGCACATATATTACTTGATATATATGTGCGGACTGACACCTCAGGTTGTAGGTCAGCGTTATTTTTAAGGTGATATTATGAAACTTGGTTCTTTTGGTGATGTTGATAAGATTCCTCATGAGCTTAATGAAGCTATTGATAAGATTTTTACTCGTTGTGGTGAGGAAGTTAAAGAACTTTTGAGTTCTTATGGCTATAGTTTAAGTACATTTGTTCCTCAAATTGGTTTTGATAAGGAGAGATTAGATGCGTAGAAGACATAAGATGAGTCGTAGACACTCTAGAAAGAGTTTTAGACGCGGTACGCGTGTTCATCGCCGTAATGGTGCTGGATTCGCTATGCGTGGTGGAATTCGTCTCTAGGCGTGTTTAAATAGGTTTTGAGGGGTCAGTTGTCACCTGCCCCTCGATTTCTCAATTTTGGAATAGGTATAATAATATCATGTGCTATCATCCAAATCTAGCTGGCCTTTCTAAGTATAAAATTAATGGTGTTCGTAAACTTCGTTTTGGTTTAACTTTTGCTGATCATCCTATGTATGAGTTAATTAAGCTTCCTTGTGGTAAGTGTATTGCTTGTCGTCTTAAGTATTCTCGTGAATGGGCGCTTCGTTGTGATGGTGAAGCTCGTTCTTTTGATCGTAATTGTTTTATTACTTTGACTCTTAATGATGCTGTTATTCAGCATGTTCATGGTCCTTCTCTTCAGAAGGAGTTTTATCCTTTGTTTATGAAACGTTTACGTAAACGTTTTGGTAATGGTATCCGTTATTTTATGGCAGGTGAATATGGCGAAAAATTTAATCGTCCTCATTATCACGCGTGTATTTTTAATTTTGAGTTTGATGATCTTGTTTTGTTTAAGCGTGAACGCGGTATTGATTTGTTTAGATCTATGGAGCTTGAGAAGCTCTGGTCTCATCCTGTTCATCGTTTTCCTTATGGTTATTGCACTGTTGGTAGTGTTACTTTTGATTCCGCTGCGTATGTGGCGCGGTATTGTACAAAAAAGGTTGGTGGTAAGTTGGCTCTTGCTCATTATCGCCTGGTTAATTCAGATGATTCAGTTACTGTTCTTAAGCCAGAGTATGCAACGATGTCTCGTCGTCCTGGTATAGGTTCTGATTGGTTTAAAGAGTTTGGTAAGGAAATTTATGTTACTGATTCTATTATTGCTAAACGTGGTTTAGAGGTTAAACCTCCTCGTTATTATGATTCTCTTTATGAAATTGAATGTCCTGAAGATTATG